ATGCTGAAAACCGGAGCGTCTGCCAACGCTCCGGTTTTTTTGTGTCCGAAACTCAGTAAAGCGTCTGCCAACGCTTACCGAAAACGCACGACACGTAATATGATTACAGGACAAATTATCATGCGTATCGAACAAGAACTTAAGTTAGGTTTCAAAGATGTACTCTTCCGTCCGAAGCGTTCTACCCTTAAAAGCCGTTCTCAAGTTGAATTAACCCGCGATTTTACATTCAAGCATAGCGGTCGTCAATGGTCTGGTACTCCAGTAATTGCAGCGAACATGGATTCGGTAGCAAGCTTTGAAATGGCAGCTGCTCTAGCAGAGCACGGTGTTATGACTGCAGTACACAAGCACTACACAGTAGAGCAGTGGGCTGAGTTCGCAAAAACAGCAGACAAGAAAACGCTGAACAACGTATTTGTTTCAACAGGTACTTCTGAAGCTGAGTTTGAGAAAACTAAGCAAATCATGGCGCTTAGCGACGAATTCGTATTTATCTGTATTGATATCGCTAACGGCTACTCAGAGCACCTAGTTGAGTATGTACAAAAAGTACGTGCTGAATTCCCGACTAAAGTTATCTCTGCTGGTAACGTTGTAACGGGTGACATGGTTGAAGAGCTAATCCTAGCTGGCGCAGACATCGTTAAGGTTGGTATCGGCCCTGGTTCTGTTTGTACTACACGTGTTAAAACAGGCGTAGGTTACCCTCAACTTTCTGCAATCATCGAGTGTGGCGACGCAGCACACGGCCTTGGCGGCATGATCATCGGTGACGGTGGCTGTTCATGTGCGGGTGACGTATCTAAAGCGTTCGGCGGCGGTGCTGACTTCGTAATGCTAGGCGGCATGCTAGCAGGTCACTCTGAGTCAGGCGGCGAAGTTGTAGAGCAAGACGGTAAGCAATTCATGAAGTTCTATGGAATGTCTTCACAGTCGGCTATGGATAAGCACTCAGGTGGTGTTGCTAAGTACCGTGCTGCAGAAGGCAAAACTGTTTTACTTCCGTTCCGTGGTTCTGTTCACAACACAATTTCTGACATCCTTGGTGGTGTACGTTCAACTTGTACATACGTAGGCGCAGCGAAGCTTAAAGAGCTAACTAAGCGTACAACTTTCATCCGAGTACAAGAGCAAGAGAACAACGTATTCGGTAAAGAGTAACGTTTAAAACACTTGTTTAAAATTTTAAGAATTGAGCCACTTTAGAGTGGCTCTTTTTTTACCTGAAATTTGGCAAGTGGCGACAAAGTGGCGACAGCCGAGCAAAAAATTTTGTGGCGACAGGTTACAGGTTAGAAAGAGGGTTATGGATAATTGCTTCAGAAAGGTGATCAGGTGCGAAGTGGGCATAGCGCATTGTCATGCTGATATCGGCGTGGCCTAGAATATCCCTTAGCACTAAAATATTGCCGCCATTCATCATGAAGTGACTTGCGAATGAATGACGCAAAACATGGGAGGCTTGGCCTGAGGGCAGGGTGATGCCCAGTTTATTCTTCAATATGTAGCAGAAAGGTGTGTAGCACTCTTCAAATAGCTTCCCTGAGGTTGGTTTGTATATCTCGTTGTAAAGCTCTTCAGAGATGGGTACAGAGCGATTCTTCTTAGTCTTGGTGTTGATGAAGGTAACTTTATATTTGCTTAACTGAGAGCCTTTCAGCTGAGCTGCTTCATTCCATCGAGCCCCAGTGGCAAGGCATAGCTTCACTATTCTCTGCATGTCTGTTCGGTTGTGTTTAGACACGTGTTCAAGCAATAAAATAATGTGCTCTTTATGAAGGAAAGACATAGTGCGTTCGTGATCTTTAAATGGCTTCACTTCTTCCAATGGGTTTGGTCCTTTCCATTCCCCAATCTCTTTTAACTTGCCGAACATTGCCTTAAATCGAGCGAGTTCAGAATTTAGCGTTGCGATACTAGGCGCCCCTTTTTGCCAGCGCGCATCAACAAAGCTAATTTGCCCACTCATTCGGTTACTTCTAAATTCAGAGTATGTTTTTGCAACGAAAACGGTCGCTACAGGGTTACCCATCGCGTTAGCCATTCTTAGAAACTTACTATGAATGACACTGCCATTAGCAAGGGTTGCACCATAGTGGGAGTACCAAACCTCAATAAGTTGAGACAGCCTTCGGTGATCCGGCTTGTCTCCCATCCATGGCTTATCGTCAACTTCCTTCATCGTATGAAGCTCAAAGGCTTTAGCTTCGCCTTTTGTAGCAAACTTCTTACGAACGCGTTTTCCTGCTCGCCCATTTGGGTAGCATTCGCAGATCCAAGGTTTGGTCGAGCCATCTTTCAAATTGCGTACTGACATAATTAAGCTTAAAATAACTGTATATAAAAACAGTATAAATCGAGCTAAAACGTAGAACAATGTTTTATATCGAACAAAAAGCACAGGTTAGACACCTTTCTCAATGTGCTAAGAAAGTTAATAGGTTTTTGCTATGTATCAATCAATTCATGTGAATGCTGGCTACAGTCATTTCAAAATTAATAGTGATGGTCCAATTGGGGTAAGTAAGAAGAACCAAGGGGTGATTGATGCACTTTTGAAGCTAGGTAATCGATTTACGGCGCCATTTGGTGGTTTTATAGAAGCAGAGAATGTGATCGGTTTGAAGTGGGTGAAGCTGGTCGATATTAAGTACCTATGTACCGATGAGGAAGCAGAAACCATCGAGTACGTTATACAAAAAGACCACTATGTAGTGGGGACGTATCAAGACCGGAAGTTATATATTTTATTGTTTGGTGGAGAACCAAAGCATCACCAGATTAAAGGCCTCGAACAAGATGGGAAAAACAACGTGTTCGGGTTGTTTTGATCGCGCTCAAAAATAGTGGTTAGTGTTCTACGGTTCCGTGGAGGTAATGATATAGTTAGATGATATGCCCTAAAAGATTAATAATATGAGCAAGTTACAAGAAGCAAAAGATTTTATATTGGACAATTGTTTACTGGCAGCTCTGGATTCTACAGAGTTATCTGAGCGTAACCGTAATATAGCCAAGAGCCAGATAAGCTGGGTTAACAACTTCAAGACGATTGGAGACTTATATCGTTACTTGTCGGTAGCGACAAGTAAAAGTCATGACCATGTTGAAGAAATCCAACAGCTTGGTCGACACACTTACGAAAGCTTGTTGCCAGAATTCGAAAAAATATTCGCGCCATGGCTCTATGAGCGAACACTCTTGAGTGATTTTGTGCTCAACCAAAGGTATCCCGCAAGAGACTTACTTTCTGCGATAGGTAAGTTCGATACAAGGTGTGGTGGTATCCAATTGCACAAGATTGAGGGAGAAGTTAAAGAGATCGTAATCAAGGCTACATTGAATAATGGCAAGTATCCTAATCAATGGTTATCGGATGACAAATTGCTAAAATATTATCTAAAGAGTGTTAAGCGAAATGATGTTGAGACTTTTAAGGTCGAGTATGAAGATAATAATGCGATTATTCACTCTGGTGATAAACCAATTTATACGTTTGTTAGGGACACTGATTCTGGACCGTTTACATTTAAAGGTATCTTTAAGTACTTAGGACATGTAACAGATTCAGATGGGAAAATGTGGTTTCAATTGGCAAGAGCAGATTCTAACGAAGCGATGTTCGACAAAAACTTCCAAGCTTCTTTTGAAGACCAGATCAAACAATCACGAGAAGACTCATCCGCAGAACGTAGAAAACGTCTCAAACAAGCAGCAAAGAACCCTAAACCAAGAAAGAGAGTTGTTTCAACCGTAGTATATGACCGTAATCCTGATGTTGTTGCTGAGGTTTTAGAAAGAGCGAAGGGATACTGTGAAGCTGAAAAATGTAGGAACCCCGAAGCACCATTTGTTCGAAAAAAAGATGGTACTCCATACTTGGAGGTTCATCATAAAATAAGGTTAGCTGATGGTGGGGACGATACGGTTGAGAATGCAATAGCGCTTTGCCCTAATTGCCATAGGAATGTGCACTATGGTTGATGTTTTAGAACAGATAAATCGACTGACAATATCAAGCATTTGAGTTTGGCAAACGTAGGTAGTATTTATCTTTTGCGATATCAATGTAGCTAGTTGTCATTAAGGGGCTAGTATCAATACAACTACCTGAATATAATGCTGAAAATACTAAGTTTATGGGTCTAATGTGTCATTCCAAATTCACAAAGTAACTATTGAAGGTAAAGAATACGAGTTATCAAAAAACTCAAATTCTGGAAACAACCTAATCAGTGTCATAACTGGAAAAAATGGTGCTGGTAAAAGCCGTATCTTGGAGTTTTTAGCATCGAATTTTTACGTCAGTGATAACTTTTTGATCGAAAATCCGAATAATTGGAATGCAAGGTTTAACATCGTCACTTCTGATTATAACCAAAATCAAGTGCAGTACCAGATTGATGGCTTGGAATGCACTATGCAAAGAATTAGCTCCAAAATTGCCAGCGTATTTAAGCTTGCTACACATGTTGATGACCGGTACAGTATTTTTCCGCAGCGCATGATTTGCTTATCTACAAGTCCATTCGATCGTTTTCCTCTGAATGTATCAAAATCACTTTCAAACGAAAGTATATACTCATACATTGGCATGAAAAATAGTAAACGTAGTAGCTCAATTGTTTCGTTAATCTCTAATGTTCTAGATAGCATGTTCAAAAAGCCAGAAAAAATAGAGACAAACTTTGAAGTTATGAAAAGAACTCTAGACTATTTGGGGTATGGGAATCGTATTCTTGTTTCGTATCGATCAAATATAAAGTTTGATAAAAATAGTCTATCTCGACGTGAAATTTCAAAGCTGCTAACTAAATTTGAAAACCCAATTTTCAATGAGCATTGTATCGACGGAATAGATTGGAATAATCAATTAGATATTATTTATGATAGCGTTTGTATTTTACTTGATTCGAATGGTGACAAATGGAAATCAACATTTAGTATTCCTATTAATTTATCTAAGAGTAATATTCTGGAAGATGACTATGTAAGGGCTATTCAAATTCTTTCAAAAAGCGGAGTCTTCACTGTAAAGAGCCTAAAATTATCTCAAGCTGCGGATAACCGTAAGTTTATTGACTTCATTGATGCCAGTTCAGGAGAGCAATGTTTAGCTATGATGTTGCTTGGAATAGCTAGTCAGATAGAAAACAATTCATTAATTTGTATAGATGAGCCCGAAATAAGTTTGCACCCTGAGTGGCAAGAAGAGTTTATCCCATTGATAAATGACTTGTTTTCTTTGTATTCTGGTTGTCATTTTGTTATCGCAACACATTCTCCACTTTTAGTATCTAAGTTATCTAGTGATAACTGTTTTATATTAAACTTGGACGAAAACAGATTAATTGATTCTTCAAAAGCAGTAAGCTATTCATCGGATTATCAATTAGCAACACTGTTCAAGTCTCCTGGATTTAAAAATGAATACTTGGTTAGTGAATGCCTTGATATTCTTAATACTCTTTCCAAACTCAAACCAATTGATTTTGACTTTACTGAGAGGCTTAAACTAATTACATCATTAAAGCCTCAGATATCACTCGAAGACCCTGTTTATTCGCTTATAACTACAATCGAAAGAGTTATGGATACGATTAATGAAGATTGAAAACCCTGTTGTGTATAGTGAAGGTGAACTGACGTTAGTTAGTGATTTTAATCAGCGTGATGATATAAGCGGGAATGATTGGGGAGCTGATGAGTTCAATGATATTAGGTTGTCTATAAAAAGTCATTATAAGATAGAACAAAACTATAAGTGCCCATATTGCGCGGTAGAATACCCAATAAACCATGGTATGGTATGGGATATTGAACATATTGTCTCCAAAGATAAAAAAGTCCAATTTATGTTTGAACCGAGAAATCTGTGTGTTGCATGTAAAGATTGTAATGGGGCAAAGGGCTCAAAGGAAGTACTTGTTAATCCCAATCGTATTAGGTTTCCGAGTTCATCTCAAGATTACAAAATTATTCACCCTCATTTTGATTCTTATCATGAACACATCAATGCTATTGTTCCTGGAGATTTTTATAGGCCGTTAAGCGAAAAGGGTGAATTTACCATTATTACTTGTCGTCTATTACGATTTTACGGAGTTGTTCAAAGAGAGCAGCCTGAGCAAGATATCAATGATCTTGCAAAGGCTTTGATTGACGCTCGTGGAGCTGCACGTAGAGTTCTCGAAGATGAATTGGTTCGCCGGATTACGGAAAAACGAAATACAGCTCAATAGTGTCACTTCAATTTGTTTAGTTAGAGCAAAACAGTATTTTCGTGATGAGTGTGAGCTAGGTAATCTTTTGAGATTAATGGCATAAAACCTTTAGGCCATTTGGCTGAAAATTCACATAGCAACCTATAGGGTGCTGGGGCATCCGTGTTAACTTTAACTACGTTTAACTCGTAACCTTTTAAGTCTTGATTTTTCATTAGTGCTTTTATGTCACAGTTAAAGTACTTAGGACAGTAGCCTACTTTTAATTTTTCTTTATCGATCGTGGTTGCTAGAACTGCATTACAATCGTATTCGTTATCTTCTTCAAGTTCAAATTGTAGCTTTTCACCAAAATTTAGTTTATTGATACGCTCTACATTTGTACTTTCTAGGTGACTAATACCGCTAATATAAAAACGGATTTTATACTCATCTTCTAGTAATTGAGGCTGTGCAATGACTCGGAAATCATCAGTCTGCCTCGCACCTCCAGTGACGCTTAACATATCAAGCTCATCATAAGTCTCTTTTGACATGTCTGACCACCCCAATACTTTTCTGAATTCAGGTCGGTTATGAGGCAATAAGCGATTTCGGAAAAATGCAAATAGATCTATAGAAACATATACTTTACTCTTATCTTCCATTCTTGGTAGAGGAATAAAATTAGGGTGATTAGCTCCTTGAGTATAGTTAAAACGGTATAAACCATGATCCCTAGTCAGCTTAGCGACAGGGTGCCACATACCATCTTGAATATCTTTCCAAATCAAAAATACGCTTTTCATTTTCCTACTTAACTTTGGTGAATGATTTTAAGGCGGGTAACACCTCAACAATTTGTTCTAACGAATCCAAAATATTTTTTCTATTTTCGACAATTAATTTAAAACAAAATTCTTTTTGCACGGGTGAAAGGTAGTCTTTTGGTAACTTATCGAGGATAGCATGAATTTGGTCATTACTGATATTTTCCAACTTAATTAGCCATTCTACTGCTGCATCTGGAGCAAAACTTGCGAAGAGAATAAATGCATCTAATGTTTTCAATCTTTTGCCATCAATGTAGTACCAAGATTTACAACGTTTGACATACCCTGATACATCTCTTTTACCATTTTCAGGTCGTAGCATTGCCTCTCGTTTCTCATCACTCTCATTACGGCCTAAACTAGCGGCATGATCGAATGTTGGAGCTAGAGACTTTGAACCATCTGAATGAGCTACCATCGCCCAGTTTTCATTGTGCCTATCCTGATTGGATATTAAACAATCAAGCAAAACATAGCCAACAAATACGTCTGCTGCCGTTGTAATGTTTTCTATAGCTCGCCAATTTTTAGGTGGGTCTTGAATTGTAAAACTCATAGCTGATATCACCCGAGCAACCGTATGAGACTGTTGTTTTGGCTCTAAAACAGTGTTGAGAATATTGGTCACTATATCTTCTATTAAGATGTTTCCAGCAATTAGTCGGTCACCATCAGATGTGAATTTTTTGGTGCGAATACCGTGCTCACCGTTGTGTACAGCTAAGTCGTAATCAGCATGAGGAAGGCCTAATAGCCTAGCGAGCTCGCAAGCAATTTTTTCTGCCCAGTCTTCACCAAACCGAATGACAGGATCTCCATTTTTGTCTTCAGTGTGAGTAGATTTAAATAAGAACTGTTCACTTGTTTCGGGATCGGTATACCAGAATTTGGATTTAGTACCCATGTCTTCGAAATCGTCAAATGCTTCATCTGGCACTTCATAAATAGGGTACTCCACCTACTTCTTCTCCATAACCAAGGCAACTCTACCCACAACTCTCACTTCATCTTCTTCGACTGTTAGAGTTGAGCCGTTAAAGTTGATTGCTAGTTTCTTACCAGGTAGGCGCTGAATATCGTTTAGTGAGAGTAGGCCGTCCATATCGACTAGGTACGTGCCGCTAACTGCTTGGTGAACTTCTTTATTAATGATTGATGTGAACTCGCCTTCGCGAATAGCCATTGCATTGGTTACTGAAACTTCATCAAGCAGTGATTTATCAAAAGTTAGTGTTTTTAATTCTGTCAATTCGCCATTGAGAACTTTGAAAGAGTCGATGTCGAATAGATATTTCGTTTCTAGCCTCTTTGATTCGTGCATTTGCGAACTTCTGTTCGGAAACGCCTCACCTTCTCCCAATAAAAGCCACTTCAATGAAACACCTGTATGCAAATGAGCTCTAACTGCGATCTCATGAGGTGTTAATCCACGCTTTACCCACGTAGAAATAGTTGAAGTTGGAACTCCTAGCTTTTCAGAAAGTACTCTCTGACTCTTCGATTCTGTTACTTCGATCAATCTTTGAACAAAGTCTTTCCCACTTAAATACGAGAAAGCGGATAACTCTTCTTGATTAGTTGGCATAAGCGATCAATAATATTTGCTAAAGCGTAGCCAGCGAGCGGCAACTTCTGACTACTTATGTGTACATTTAATTACCTGACAGGATATCACTATGCTCTCATATCAAGTAGTCCTAAATACGCCTTTCATGACGTACGACCAATACTCTCATTTCTCTGGAATGCCTAAACGCACCATCATGGATTGGGTAGCAGATGGTCGCTTACCTATTAAAAAGAAAGCAAAAGCTAAAGAAACACCATTAATCAATATGATCGCACTACACGAAATGGCGACTCGTGAAGCCGTGGAAAAGTTGGGGTAAGCCGTCATGCGTTTATCTTCCGTAATTCCAACCAAAGAGTATTGCCCGTTGTGGCTCAATATTCTTGGTTGGGGCTTCGTTTTTGTCCCGTTTGTCTTCAATTGAGTATTGGTTATGAACGAAATTGACTCAATGTGCGAATTCCGTGGCTCTAAACAAAAGGCATTTAACGAAGCGTGTTGTGCATTTGCGAACTCGGAGAACATGACCAAGTTAGCAAAGGCCGTGGATATGAATGCCACTATGCTGCGTAACAAGCTCAACCCAGAGCAACCGCACATCCTTACCAGTGTAGAACTTGTGATGATCACCAAAGCGAGTGGCAACTTCACCATCCTTAATAGCCTTTTGCTTGGCCTCGGTGTGGTGACCGCACAAATCCCCAATGATGCGAGTGAAGAAACTTTCATTAAACGCGCATTAGAAAACGCGATGCACTCTGGTGACCTGTCTCGTATGGCTTTAGAGCATGCGGGAAACGACCGCCTTAGTCGCACTAACAAACACGTCATTATCCAAAAGGCACAAGCGGGTATTAGCAACCTTGTGCTTCTTATCAACGATATAGAAAGCCGCACAAAAGGCGTTTCCCCATTCTTAGCTATGAGTGTGGATTTGGTCGCTAATGGTTCGGCTATTCCCGGCTTAAGTTAGAGGAAATTATTATGTCAGTTGCAACAGTCGAACATTCAAACCAAGCAGTACCACCACTAGAAAATCCATGCCCTGATTTGCCTTGTTGGTCTTTGAACCGTGAGCAAAAAGAACGTGGCCTTTTAGCATTACAGCGTACGCGAAGAGAACTTGGCGAGCGCCAACTAAAGCCACTTCGTTCAAAGCGTGAAGAGTTACAGGCTCAGTTTTCTAAGAGCAATTGCCGCGCTGAACAAATGCGCATTTCACGTGAAATTAACCGAATTGATGCCAACGCGCAGGATGTACTTTCGCGCTGGTCATAACTCAGTTACACCCAAGCAAACCTAACCACTAGGCGTTATGCCTACAGCCTTTATCCCTCTTTGATTTTAAGAGGGAGGTTTTTTTATATCCAAAATTTGAGGAATTGAAGATGAAAACACACGTAATGCTCGATCTAGAAACAATGGGAAATGGTAGCAATGCTGCGATTGTTTCTATTGGTGCCGTCGTTTTTAACCCTAGCAATGGTCAGCTAGGTGCTGAGTTTGAAGAGGTAATTAACCTTAATAGCGCTGCCTATTACAGTGATATTGATGCACCGACTGTAACTTGGTGGTTATCACAAGGTGATGAAGCTCGTGCAATCTTCCTAAAAGAAACGCCAAAGTCTTCACTTAAAGATGCCTTGCTTGAGTTTAACCAGTGGTTAGCTGATTTAGGTGAATCCAAAGACATCTGTTTATGGGGCAATGGCGCAGGCTTTGACAATGTGATCCTAATGAACTCTTTCAAAGCGACTCGCATTCGTCCTAATTTCATTCATTGGAATGACCTTGATGTGCGAACCATTGTGAGAATGGGCCGTGACATTTTAGGTATCAACCCCAAGGAAACGTTAGTTCGTGAAGGTGTTCATCATTCAGCCTTAGATGATGCGAAGTTCCAAGCTCAATATGTTTCTGAAATTTGGGGCAAGTTTTATATGGTGACGTGCTATGCCGCTGATACGCAAGTTGTCTTAGAAGCGGAGGGGAACGCATGAGCTATCAAAATGCCCACAACCATATGTTCAACCTATCGTTTGAACAAATCGTTGATCGCTTTGAAAGTGCTAACCAAGAGCAGCAACAAGAAATTCTGATTCAGCTCGATGCTATCGCAAAGAAGCAAGATCCTATCGCAACCCACCGATCGCAAGAAGATGTTTTGGCCGATATCAAAGAAGCAATGACAGGTGATCGTGCTCGTGTGTTCTTTGGTCATTCATTCCCTAGCTGGTACCGCAACGGTTCGATTGAACAAGTTTCACAGCTTCACCATTGGGCGAACTTAGATATGAGTAACCGCCATCTGTTTCTTGAAATGCTTGGCCTCCGTGACTTAGGCCACTTTGACGATGAAGCGTTATATCAATTCGAGCAGTTTTGTTTATCGGCAGTGGGGGCGTAAGCATGAAATTACATGAAGTAAAAACCCAATCAGAGTTTTTTAATGAAGTTCGTTTAGGTCGTAAAACGGCTGAAATTCGAGTTAATGATCGTAACTATCAAGCCAACGATGTGCTGATACAGCATGAAGTAGACAGCGAAGGCCATAAAACGGGGGCTTCCCTGGTTCATGAAATTACGCACGTACTGCAAGGCGGTAAGTTTGGTTTAAGCAAAGAGGTATGCGTTCTTTCTCTTTCAAATTCATCTCACTTAAACAGTGTGATTTTGTTGGGGCATTTACGAGATCGTTTAGTTGAAGCTGCCGACTGCATGGAAGCGGGCATTGATGTGGTTCGAGAGGCTGGGCTCACAACCGCAGACCTAAAAAGGCAGATTCAAGACTCACGTTATTTTGCTACAGAGGCAACGACTCTACTTAAAAAGTTAGGGGAGGAGGCTGCATGAGCACTATCTCTGTTTATCAGAAAGACTTGAACCACGCGTTGCGTTCAGAAGGGTTTACTACTCGCAAGATTGAACAGTTCATGCGTGTTTTCAATATCACAGAAACTAGTCAAGGCGATGTGCTGAGCTTGGACTCTACGCGAGCACTACTTGTGAATGTTAACGGTACGGAACAAGGACTTTGTTTGGAAGATTTCATTACCGCTTGGTGGGCGTTTTGGATAGTGGTGTACAACACGGCTTCTGACCGAGATATCGCAAATCAAGCTTTAGGTGCCGTTCGTGCGCTGTTCTTTGTGTCGGCTTGTAATAAATCCACTTCTCAAACTAGTCAAATGCAAATGTGGTGGCGTGATATGGCCGATGAACATGGTTACCCAACTGTGGAGGCTTGCTGATGCTGAGTTATGTAGCAGTTGCCCTGAATAGTGGTGGCGGCGTTGTTCGCCATGATGAAACCAATGAAGTGAAGAATGTGTTGCTGGGTGAGTTTGACTCACCAGAGCCAGCGATTGATACGGCTTGCGAGCTGTTCAAC